TGGCGGATCCACCCCATCAAATCCAAAACTATATGCAAGAGTTGTGCAAGCAGCAAAAGATAAATTTGATGTTTATCCATCTGCAGTTGCCAACTCTTGGGTAGTTCAAGAATATAAACGTCGTGGTGGAACTTATAAATCACAATCTACAACAAAAAATATTTGGGATGGATTTTTTAATCCAACAAGAATTGAAAAATAATGGCAAAGAAAAAAATAACAGCATTCAATCCTACACAAATAAAAAATGGTAGGATTGTTCGTTTAAGAAAAGACGGGACTGTTAAAGCAGATCTTGGTCCATATCCAAAAACAAAGGTAGGGGTAACTCATGGCAAATAAAGAACAAAAAGGTAATGCTAATACAAAAAAAGAGCCTAAGATGACTCTTAAAGAAAAACGTGTTGCTAAACAACAAAAACGGGATAAGAAAAATGGCTGATACATACACTCCTACTTCTGGTATGAAGGCTGCTGCTCGTCGTGCATTGAAGTGGAAAGAAGATGGTAAGGCAACTGGTGCAGGAACTCCAGTAGGCTGGGGTCGTGCAACTGATATTGTAAATGGATCAGCAATGTCTCTTAGTACTGTTAAAAGAATGTTTTCTTTCTTTTCTCGTCATGAAGTAGATAAAAAAGGAAAAGGGTTTTATGATGGTCCAGAGTTCCCTTCTAACGGCAGAATTATGTGGGATGCTTGGGGTGGCGATGCAGGATTTTCATGGAGCCGTGCAATTGTAGAAAGAGAAAAAAAGAAAGTAGAAAAGGTTTGGGCAGATAGCCCATTTAATTTAAGGAAGGGGTAAAAGTGGAGGATTTAACCATTGAAGAAGTAAAGCAATTAGTTGTATTTTATAAACAAAAATCTTCAGATCTTGAGTTTAACTTATTGCAAATGCAAATAAAGTTAAATAGAACTACGTCTGTTGAAAATTCAGTAGAAGCAAAACCAGCAATTAAAAAGTAGATAGGTCTGAATAATGCAAGAATTAATGATCTTAGGCTTGACATTGATCCTTGCTTGGTCTATACTTAGAGTAGGTAAAAGAAACAAGAAAAAACCTTTTTCAAGAACCTTGCATAAACAAAGTGACACGCACAGGTTAATGAAATTATTTTTTTCTATGCCTTTATCAAATAACCAACAGAATTTTTCTCAATTGACAAAGCATAAAGAAAAAGGTATGATTAAGGTTATGGTTTTAGGCAATGAGGCATATTGGATATCTAATAATATCTTTTATGTTGCAGAGGCTATAAATGGTGAGGTACAACGCCACACCACTAAACCAATAGATACAAGTACTTTATCAAAAGGTGATTTAGATAAAATGCTTTTTATATTAGATAGTTTAAAGGATGGTAAAAGAGATGATCGTGGCAGTTCAGGGCACAAATGAGTTTAGCGACTACAATGTGTTTATTCGCTCTATGGGCGTTGCCATGTCAAACATGCATAAAGACGACACAGAGTTTATAATTTACTCTGCTGGTCCTGCTAAAATAAATTCTTTTGTTTCTGAATTTTCTAACTTATCTGAAAGAGGAATGAAGGCAAGAGGGAAAAAGATTAAATTTTATAAAGTTGCTCCAGTTTGGATGCAAGAAAATTTAGATCAAATTAACTACTTTGCTTTCTTAAGTAAGCCTAATGAAAAAACCACGAGGTTAGTTTCAGAGGCACAGTTAAAAAATGTAGAAGTTGGTATATTTAAATACTAGGGGGTATTTATGTTTATTAGAAGTTTGAATACTATGGAAAAAATTATTTCCAAAAATAGTAATTTGCTTTGGAATGGTTGGGATGTTATTGATTTAAAAGAATCTGACATTGCAAAAACATCTCCAATGGGCATTAGAGTTAAAAATAAGTGGTACATCCACAAAGTTTATTCTCCTGGTCGTAATGGGTGGGATATACCAAACAAGTATCGAGAGTAATTATGAAACAGCATTTATGGAAAGATGATGCAATTTGTTTAGGTCTTGATACAAATATTTATTTTGATAAATATGAAGACAACGAATCTGGTAGGGCAATTGTTGATTCAATGTGCCAGCAATGTCCAGTAGCAAAAACATGCTTTGCAGTAGGCATCTCTGGTAAAGAATGGGGTGTTTGGGGTGGAGTATATCTAGAAGGTGGAGAAGTATCTAGAGAGTTTAACAAACATAAGACTAAAGAAGATTGGTCCAATACCTGGCAATCTTTAACAATGGAACAATAATGTATACAGATAAAATGAAAATGGCGTTTCATTCTATTCCAGCCCCCAAAAATTTCAAAGTAGAAATTATTGATAACGAACATTTTATAACTATTAAGGCTAATGAGGCTATGTTTATACGTCTATTTGACACAGAGAAGCGACATGCTGTAGAATATATGGTAAGAGTAAAAAAGGCTTTAGAGGATAATGGGGCAATCGTAATGATTACTAGGGAGGCTATTAAAAAATGAAAGATGCTATTTTAATATTTTCTATAGTGCTGTCAGTGTCATTTGCTATATCGTATATGGCGGTTTTGTATCAATTAAGAAACCTTAAAATGTCATTTGCTAAAGTATTTTTAGAAAATGTAACACTTACGGAGTATGCCGATAAGGTAAAATCTTTAAAAGAATTATCTGAAAATGATGTTCATAGAGAAAATTTTATAAAGTTTTTGTCTGATTCTAGAGACTGGGCTTTTACCTATATAGAAGATGTTCAAAAAGGTTTGACCAAGTTTGTTGAAGAAATTGATCCAAGCATTAACTATTTTTCAGATTTTGGTACATTGTCAGAAGGTAATCCATTGCATAATCAAATGAAAATAATCTCTAGTGCCTATGAAGATTTAAAAAAGTTTTTACCAGAAAATGTAGAAGATAAATGAAAACTATACTTCTATCAACACTAACAGGTTTTGGGTGCGGTTTCGTGTTTGCTGCATTCAAATTGCCAGTACCAGCACCACCAGTTTTTGCGGGAGTCGCAGGAATTATTGGGATTTGGATTGGCTTTACAACAATGACACAAATTATATCCTAGGAGGAATAATGAATAACTTAATTAATGATAAAACTAAGGCAATACTAGCGTCATATGGTCGCTCAGTTCTTGCATCAGGTCTTGCACTATACATGGCAGGCGTAACAGATCCAAAGGATCTATGGGCTGCACTAGTTGCTGCTATAGCGCCCGTTGCATTGAGAGCGCTCAATCCAAACGACGCCGCATTTGGCATTTTACCTGATGCTGCTGAAATTACAAAGGCTCTAAAGGCTGCAAAAGCACCTTTAAAAAAGGCTGCTAAAAAGAAGTAAATAATCTTTTATAAGATAGCCAGTCTAGAAATAGGCTGGCTTTTTTATTTGTTTATAATTTCTAAGTATTTTTGTTTTAATTTATCTATAGAAAAGTTTTCTAAACCAATTGATAATGCTTTTTCTTTAAATTCTTTTTTATTATTATTTTTAATATATCTATCAATTATGTTTGCAAATTTATCTGGAACAATATTATAAATATCAACCATTGACTTTGTTCTAAATGATCCTATCTTTGTTGATTCTACTAACCAATCTTCAGGCAATATTGTATTATTTGGAGATACATTAGTCATAAAAACTGGCAGGGCACTCATAAGAGCCTCATTCATAGGTAAACAAAGACCAGCATACCTTCTAGGAAGAATCATTGCATCAAAGCCATCATACATGTCTTCCCTGCTGGCTGTATTACCTATTTCAATTTTTACCCTAGAATCTTTACAGTTTGTATCAATTGGGGTTTGGGATTTAATTACTAATTCGTAATCTTCTTTAGAATGCTTGACCATTTCAAAAATACTTTCAGTTCCATTTCTATCTTTTGCAGCCTTTTTACCAGCAATATGAAGTATACGGTTGTGATCTTTTGAAAGATTATTGTCTTTTGCTTTATTAAATAAAGATTCATTTGTTGGTGGTGGTAAATGAATTACATCACATGCAGAGCCAAACCTTTCTTTTACTATGTCTATATTCCAAAGACTAGGAGATAGCAATACATCTGGTAATGACCAGTTAGGGTTTGTTAAGTTACCAAAAAGTTCGTAGTTGTATTGAAGAATAGTCTTTGTTCCTTGTTGCCTAGCAAGATCTACAAGTTCTAAATGATAAAAGGTTTCACAACTAATTACTACATCAACATCTTTCAAAAACCAAATGATTTCTTTTGTTGTTGGCATACCTCCCTTAGTTGAGTAAAGATTATAACCTTCATACCATTCAGGATGCTGTTTATTTTTATTAAACGGGGCAGAGTCAATTAAAAGAATCTTATCAGGATTAAGCATATTAACTAACTCTCTAGTCTGATTACCAAGACCAGTGTTGTCTGATCTTGCTATGATTCCTAGTCTCATTCTTTATACCCCCAAGTTTCATCATCTGAAGTATACTTTCTTGTGCCTTGACGACCATCTAAATGATAAGAACGTTTAATGTTTCCTTCAGGATGATAAATCCAAAGTTTATGAGTATCCCAACCTTCTTGATTAAACTCCTTATATGGAGATATATCATCTTGAATTGCTCCATGAAATGTATCTTCTATAAAAAATTTATCCTTACATCTTGGAAGCACAATGTCTTTATAATATTGTTTTCTACTTAGATGTGGTCGTTGACTCCATTGTATGGTTTTCATAAAACCATCTTCTAATCCAAACATAAGGTGTTCGTGATCTTTTGGTATAAATGCTTCAAAATGAAAACGAATAGTATTTGCTTTATTGTATTCAAACATATCTAAGCACTTATCCCAATCTATAGGTGTGTCTGGAGTTAAGGGAGCATCTCCTTCAACATAAAGTAATAGTGGTGTTTTAATTTCATTGATTGTTTGACGCATCATGTTGGTTTGATGGCTATGCTCTTTAAATATAAAAGGTAATATGTTTTTATCTTCATGTAAACATTTCCATAAAATACGATTTTTGTATTCATCGTAATCTTTTTTACGATCTTGTTGTTCTTCTCTAAGACCATCTATTTGCATAATAATTTCGTTGTCTGGAAAATGAACACGAATATCACTAATGGTTTGATCTATCATTTTTGTGCTTGGATGATCTAAAACTACAGATGTAGCCATGACAATTGTTATATCTCTTTTATGCATTTACTTGCCTCATTAACTTAATAAAAAGATCTCTTTTATATTTAATCCACCAACAAACAATCTGATGCATTTCAGATGTATAATTATTTAATAGTTCAGGTAACAAGTCAATCAAGTGATTCCAATTATCAACAGTTTTTACTGAATGATTATCTTCAAATACAAAATTAAAAAAATCTGTATTTTGCATTTTTGAGTCTAACTTATCTCCTATAGGCAAGCAAAGCATTTCAATTGCTTCATAAAATCTAAATGAATCAATAACCATCGCCCCGCTAGGGCAAGGAACAATCTTTGATAAAGACATTTTGTCATAGTATTGTTTTGGTTTTAGTCCTTCTGCAAACCCCGTAGTTGGATTATAAAAAGAATTGGCTATGTTAGGCATAACAGTTGCAAGTTCTTGTCTTCTTTGATGAGTTATCTGTCCTGAAAAAAATACATCATATGATTTATCTTGATACTTTGGCAAATGTTTGTGTAAATCTCTTGGCACACCCAACGCTAATTTATTATATTGTGAATGTTTTCTGTGCGGGTATTGAATCCAAATCTCAATATTTTTATGCTTTATCTTATCAACTTTAAATGTAGCGCTTTCATCTCCAGTAATAAATAAAACAACTCTATCTATCTTGTTTAACTCTTCAGATATTTGATCTTCATAGTCTACATTTTGTGGCCCAGGAATAACAACAAAGGCTCTATCTGTGTTAGGTAAGGTTGTTACTTTATCTGGTTTAATATTATTTTTATTAAAAAATTGTTTTAATAAACCGTAATCCCATTTGTCAGCAGCACAGTCTTCTTGTTTAACTGAATAAAGATATGCATTAGTCATGTTAAAATCTTCCATAATTTTTCTTCTACAATAAGTTTACCAATTAAATCTTCGTCTATGTAAGATGGATCATGTACATATGCTATCTGTGAGTTATACTTTTTGATTGCCTCAATTTTATGCTGTGTAAAATTAATTGTAATGTTTTCTAAAGTATGGATAGACTCAAACTGTTTTAATCTTTCTTTATGTAACTCTGGATGCGACATCCTATATGGCAATTCAGCATATATAAAATATGTTTTATTAAAATCTTTCATTAAACTAAATATAGTATCTGATAACAACACATGGTCTGGATGATGAATACCCAATGGAATATATATGTTATCAAAATTTACAATTATATTTTTTATCCAATCAATTAAAATATCTTCATTTTGTTTTCCATAGACATCATCTAATAAGTCGCCATTAATAACCTTAGCATTTATCATGGCACAGGCTTCCTCATGTTCTTGTCTTAATCTAATGTGTTTTTTATATCCAATTTCATCTGTTGGTATTCCAGCAAATGCAGATGCAATAGTAAAAGAATCATCATTGTCAATAATATAATCACCTAATGAAAAGATTGCGTCATCTGTATGTGGACAAAATATTAAATTATTCATAAAATAAATGTACCTCATGTTGATAATCTAAAAAAGTTTCTTTATATCCTAATCCTTTTATCCATTGTCTAAGGTCATGCAGAGCCTCGTTCCACTGTTGCAACATAAATTCAGGGTGTCCAGATAACCAAATCTTAGGTTTATGCTCTCTAAGCACCCTCTCAGCCCCTCCTAGGACCCTCCACTCACTGCCCTCTACGTCTAATGAAATGGCGGTAGGTGGGTTAATCCCGTGATCATAAACACAAGAATCTATAGTAATTTGACCATATGTTTCTCCTTCAAGATATAATTCTTTAAACCCATGTGCTGCTTCAATAATATCATTTACTTCTGGTGGCCATTCATTATAATAAATACGTGAAAGACTGTTTATCTTATCAGATGCAAAACCAGGTATACATACCATTGGAATTTTTAAGTTATTGGCAGACCAAGTTATAGGAAAATGTGACCACACCTTGGGATTTGGTTCAAATAAAACTACTTCTGCGCCCCACATTTGACATAGTGCTGGAAACTCACCTTCTTCTGCACCAACATAATAAACAACATCTCCCTTACCAATATTTTCATGCATTGATTTTAGTCTTAATTTTTCCCATCCATCAGGCTGGTACCAATCTGGTCTATCTGCACGATGTTTTGGAAGCACAATTTCAAACTCTCCATTTAAAATTGTTTTAATCATCTCTGTCACTTCATTGCCTCCACAAAATAAAATTCATGTTCTCTTGTGTCAAGTTCATATATTTTTTCATTTGATAATATTGTTTCTTTATATTTTACTTTTGTTATATTTTTAAACCCAGAGTCGTGTAGTTTATACTCTAACGCTTTATCTGTTAGTAATGATCTTGATGTTGAATACCACGTCAACCAAGCAGAAAAACGTCTATCTAAAATATCTTCAGAGTTGGGAAAAAAGTTAATGTTATTATTTTTATATGCATCAAATCCAGAAACAATATCTGGCAAACTAATTCTAACGACACCGCCAGGCTTTAATACACGAATAAACTCTAGTAGTGTTGTTTTAATTTCAAGATAGGGTATTGCACATATTGTTGCATGTGAAACTATAATATCACATGAATTATCTGGAATTGAATGTAAATTTTTGTGTTCTGTTTTATATTCAGGATCAAGGTCTATGTTTATCCAATCAAACGGCTGAATGCTACCACAACCAAAGTTTATGTTCATTGTTGTATCCAATCCATCAAAGATATTTTTGGGGTCCATCCAGTTAAATCTTTAAACTTGGCATTAGATGCAAGAGTTTCTTGCACCTCACCAATTCTTGATGGTATAAATTTAATATCATTTGAAATCATATTAGCAATATCAAGTATAGAATAATTACTTCCATACCCAATGTTATACACTTCCCCAAATCCATTTTCAACTTCAGATGCAAGAATGTTTGCTTGTATTACATCTGATATATGAGTAAAATCTCTACGCTGAGATCCACTTCCAACTACTGTTAATGGTTTTGACTCATGATATTGTTTTAAGAATAGTCCTATTACTGGTGCGTATTGACCCTTTAGTGGTTGTCTATCTCCATAGACATTGAAGTATCTAAGTGATATTGTTTTTAATCCGTAAAGATTATAATAAACTTTTGCAAGGTTTTCACCAAAGACTTTAGCAGCAGAGTATGGAGTTAGTGGATCAGGTGATTGTGTTTCCTGGTTTGGAAGCAAAGCCTTTTTACCATAAGAAGAAGATGTGCTTGAATAGATTAACCTATCTACCTTATTAACCCTGCAAAGTTCAAGAACATTTGCTGTTCCTACTGCGTTTGATTGAATAGATTTTTTAGGATTTAATATTGCTGGCTGTATTCTTGCATCAGATGCTACGTGAAACACGCAGTCAACATCTTTAAAGAGTGGTGCAATTAGGTCATAATCACAAATGTCATACTTATAGTTTTGTGCTTTATTATTCCAATAGAACTGCTCATGACATTCTGCAGACTCATTATCAATACAAATAACATCGTGACCAAGACTAATTAACTTATCAACAAGGTTTGATCCAATAAAACCAGCACCACCAGTAACTAAATATTTCATTTTATGTTTAAAGTTTCTAATATGCTTGCCCATCTATGAACATATGTATGTTCTTTTTTAGTCCGCTCATGACCAGCAATCCTTATTTCTTCTCTAGTTAATCCATCTAAGATGTAGTAATCTATTTTTTGTTTAAGGTCTTCAAGGTTACCGTGCTCATAAAATATAATCTCTTTACCATCTTCAAAATATTCATCAAGTCCTTTAATGCGGGGATAGATAGTAAAGCCACCACGACCAGTGCTTTCAAATAGTCTATCGCTTGTATAGTATGGATAGTTAAAGTTTATGTTTAAACTATCACCTATGGCTACCTTGCTTCTTGCATAGATGCGATTAAGCGCTTCTCCACGCACAGTTCCAGTATCTCCATCGCCACCAACATGTAGGAATCTTTTACCGTATGTTTTTCGTAAGAAATCTATTAGTTGTGGACGGTATTTATGCTCATGATGATACCCTCTGCTACCAACAAAGATTATGTCATGCTCAAAGTTGTGTGGATCGTAATCTTGATGAACATAACATTCTTTATCATATACACCAGCAGGCAAGAAGTGTCCTTTAACTTCTGTATTTTCATTAAACCAATCACACATTAACTTATCTGTAGCAAAAAAGTGACCGATACTAGTGTAGAAATCATCATTCTTTAAATCTTTTTCACGCTCAATTCCAAACCACAAATCCAAGTGATAAGTCATAGTTGGTATGCCAGCAGCCTTTAATTCTTTTAGTACATCAGTCATAGATCTAGATCCTGGAGTCTGCCATCTATGTGTGTGTACCCAGATAAATAGATCAGAGTTTAATGCTGAGTTTAATATTTCTGTGCTACCTGCTTTTTTTTCTTGCAGTTTTTGCACGGTATGCCCAAGAGATTCTAAAGACTTGGCATGATGATTCTCACTACTATAAGGCACTTCAAAGTTGCCTAGAAATACTATATTAGCCAATGATCCCACCTGTTCTGTGTTTATAATAGTATACCAGATTCTGATATACTTATAAGAAAGCGGGGTATTTAATGGATTTTGTTTATATTTGTCGTGATGGAGAAAATGAAGAGTTAAGATACTCCATTAGGTCTGTCTTGCTTAGTTTTCCAGAGGCAAAGGTTTGGGTCGTAGGTGGAAAGCCAAAGTGGTATTCTGGCAATCATGTTTTTTTAGAACAAGATAATAACAAATATGTTAATGCTGTAAATAATTTAAAGGCTGTTTGTAATACCCTAGATATATCTGATAATTTTATATTAATGAATGATGATTTTTTTATTATCAAAAAAATAGAAACAATAGAGCAATTTTACAATGGGCTGTTGTCTGAAAAGATAGATAAGTTTATAAAGATTACTGGATCATCAATGTATATTAAAAAACTTATAACAACAAACAACAAATTAAACAAGTTAGGGTTTACAAAGCCATTAGACTATGAGTTACACGTACCAATGCCAATGCATAAAGCGGGATTACTTTATATATTAAATGAATATCCAGAATGTTTATGGAGATCAATGTATGGTAATTTATTTAATGTTGGGGGTAGTCAAATGGAAGATGTTAAAGTATATAAAAACAAAAGGCATGCTGCAAGATCAGCACAAATAACTAAAAATTCTATTTATTTATCAACAGAAGATACAGGTTTAACCATAATGGTTGATAATATATTTAAAGAATTACTAACAAACCCTAGCCCTTACGAACAGTAATCCTACTCCCAATCGGCTATTTGATTATACGTAACAGAGTATTCTCCAGAGTATATTTCTGCATATGAGATCATATCTTTGTTATATCGTGTCACAGTATTCTTATCTACTAAGCCTGTTTTATATTTTTTACCATGCATAATTGGCAAATGTTTTATATTTTCTGATGCCAATGAATTATTTAGTGCTTGTATATATCTAGTTTTGCCAAACTGTTTTGAAAGAAATGATTGTTTTGGATATGTTTTTTCTATCCACAGTCTTTCGTTATGATCAGAAGGCTTTGGATTTAACACTCTTTCTACTTCATTGTGATATATTCTTGTAGACCAACTCTTCATATTTCTTTCATAATTTATTAAATTTTTGTATGTAGAATCTGCGTAAGCCATAAAATTCTTATCAAGATCAGACGTAGGTACACCAGTTGCAAATGTTATTAAAAAACAAGTAGCGTAGGGAAATTTATCCGTATATTTTATTACTTCAAAATGTAGGTTTGGATTAAAAGAATTAACAGAAATGTTGTCAGAAGGCAACCGCATATGGTTACCAATAGAGACAAACTCTGGCGTATTCATATCACAATCCACAAAAAGACAATCTTCTGGATTAATTCCATCAGCAATAGTTAAAATGTTTTTATCGTATGCCCCAACAACAACTGATCCATTGTATCGATTAATTAACTTAGCAGTCATAAATCCATCAATATCGGGAGAAACAATTAATTTTTTAGAGTATTCTAATGTATCTAATATGCTGGTTTTTAAATTAAATTCCATTATCTTCCATATACTTCAGCCGTTCCATTAGGGCTTGGTGCTCTGGATCATTTAGCATCTCTTCAATAGACTCTTTTATGTTTGGTCTTAACTTACTTAATGGTTCAGCATACCTTGGATCTTTTGTGACGGTATAAAGAAGTGATCGTAATGCCTCACACTCATCATGCTTCCACCATGTATAGCAAACATCATCG